GTATCAAAGAAGAAACTTGAACAACTCCGCCGCGTCTCGGGTTGACCCGGATTTGGCTAGGCGCTTTTTCGCGTCTTTCAGTGCACTAGTTTGGCGTGTGGTTGTCGAAGCCGCCGCGCCTGGTTTTAAAGGCGTGGCGCCTTTTTTAACCGGCTTCAAGTCTCGACGCTTTGCAAGCAGCGCGTCGTACTTCATGGCCTTGCGCAAGATAATCACGGCGCGGGGGTCAGCCACTGTGGCCAGCTCCTCGTCAGAAAACCCGGCCTTTTTGCCGTAGTCCCTGATCAACGCCCGGTCCGCTCTCGCCTTGGCCTCGTCTTTCCACTCCGGAATTGCGTCCAAAAGTGCTTGACGGCCGGCCTCGAGCGTCTGCTGCATGTGGTACATGCGCTGCTGCTCTTGCTGGCGATACACGACCTGCTTCTCTTGCTCCAACTGAGCCCTCAGTGCCTGGCGCCTCTGGTGTTCTGCCCACTGCGCCGCGAACTCGATCGGGTCAGTGTCTCGCAGCTCCGCCCAGTTAGGCTCTGCAGGCTCAGAAGACTTCAGAATTTCTTCAACCTGTGCCAACTTGTGTGCGTACTGTTCACGCAACACGACAGTCTCTTGGGCCACGGCCTCTACCTGTTTTCGGTGAGCGGCCAGCTCTTGAGTCTTTCGTGTGTAATCGGCGTTTCTCGAGTAGCCTTTGATCAACTCTGAAGCCGGGACCTCAATCTCCTTGCCGTCAACCTTAACGGTGTAGATTGGCTCACTGCCAGCGTCGTCTTCGTCTGCCTCATCGTCGTCCGATTCGTCTTCAGACTCTTCGTCTTCAGACTCTTGGGACTCCTCACCTTCGTCTGCCTCGCCCTCGTCGATTTCGTCGAGCTCGACCTCATCGTCTTCGTGCGCGGCCACGGTAGGCTCGTCGTCTTGCGGCGCCTTCTTGGTGTCCTTTGTTTGCTGGTCTTCACTACCAGACAGGATTGCCTCGAAAGCCTCAGTCGCGGCTTGGATGCCGCCTCCAGTCGCTGTTGCGGTGCTGGTGTCTGTCATAAATATACCTCAGTTTGGAAAATAGGTTGGAACGGGGGGTTTTGGTTTACTTGTTTTGGGCCTTGGCCGCGTCTTTGGCAATCTTTGCCCGCTCAATGCGGCCGTGGCTCACAACAACCCGCAGATGTGTCTCGACGTCGGCCAGCACGCGGTTCATGTGATAGATCGCGTCGCGGTCGTTGACCTTTTCAGGGGGCGTCGCCGTCCAGGCTTCGAAGTAGTTCAACTTCAGGTTGGCGAAGGCCTCGCGCAGCAAAGGGTGCTCAAGCAAGCGCCGCGCTTCCTCCGCTCGGTTGACCTTTTGGTCGGGGGCAAGGTGTTCGTTTTCAGTCATCTTTGGTGCTCCTGGTTTGACTTAAAAGTCCATTATCCCAAAACAATAAAAAAGCCCGCGTTGGCGGGCTAAAGTCCAACAGGACTGTTCGCAAGGGTGATCGGTTAGTCGCCGCCTTCGCCATAGCCGCCGTAAAAGCCGCCAAGGCTGTAGCCCCCGGTGCCGTCTCCGTCGTTGCTGTTGCTGCCGCCGTAGAACGAAGACGACGAGGGGTTGTATCCGGAACTGCCATAGCTGCCGCCCGGGTCATAGGTTCGCTGCCCGGTAGCCAAATCTATGGTCTCCATCGGAGCGGGGGCCTGCATGCCCCAACGACCGTTGATCGCGTCTGCGATTAGGTTTTGGGCGTCTGTCCGGCCGTAGCCCAAACCTAGCAAAGAGTTGTATCCCTGGCTGTACACACCAAGCTGGCCGACAGGGTTTAGCATGCCCGTCGGGTTGATGCCGCGGGCTATTAAGGCCTGTGTTTCGCGGAACCCTGGGTTGAAGCGGTCTTGCAGTAGCCCGGCCAATTTCCCTAGCGTCGTGTAGCCAAACAACTGTTGACCCAACTGCGTGATATTTGACATGGTCGGGTTGGCGGCGTAATACGCGGCCTTTTCTGCGTCTGTCTTGGTCGCCCAAGAACCAGGCTCGTCTCCAAGAAGGCCCTGTGACCGGGAAGACATCGTGCCGGCGTGGGGCGCAAGCCCCAAAGGCTTCGGCGCAGGCGTCGCGTCGACTTTACGCTTCAAGACCTTCGTGATCGGGTCGATTTCGTACTCTGGGATAGCTGTTACGTCTACCATCTTTCACTCTCCGTCAGGCTGTTGGCGGCTGCATTTGCGGGGCCGCTGCGGGCTGCGTCTGCTGCAGCGCGTTTGTGGCCAGCTGGTCGCGTTTTACAGCCTGCTCTGCGGCTATTTTCGCACGGGTCGTATCCAGCTGCACTCCGTACTTGAGCTCCATCTCTTGCAGAGCAAGAATCGCGTCCTGGCTCATCTTGTCGCGGCGATAGTCGTCGTCCATCAACAAGCGGTCGCGCTCGGCGGCCAAGTCCGCGTCCTGTTTTTGCTTCTTCAAAACCAGCTCCGCCTCGATACTGCGCGTCTGCGCGGCGACCAGCTGCTGCGCCGGGTCGGGCTGCTGCTGTTGCGGCTGCGGGGGCGCCCAGTTGGGGTCTACGGGCTTGAAGAACTGGTCCGCGTTACGGTATCCGGCCATCTCGACCATACGGCGAAGCGTGGCGGCGTATTGATCCAAGCCCACCAACGGGTTTGAAGGGCCAAGCGTCTGCAAGATCTGCTCTTGCTTTTGCACGACCAGGCCAAGGAAGCCCATTTTTTCTTCGTTGGTGGCCAGGGCCAGCGCGACGTTAACGTCGGCGTCCATGTCTGCGTTCCATCCGCGGGGGTCAACCGGGACCCACTTACCGCGCAACCGCATAGTCTTGGGTTTGTCCTGGTTTTCCACGAAGAGGCGCAAGAGTCCGCGGAAAATAGGCTTGAGGAAGTTGTTCGCAAATCCACGAGCCAGAAGCTCTTTGTGCGCCTTGGACCCGCCGATAGTGGCGGCAACTGCCATTTTCGTGGAGGACTGCATCGCCTCCGCCGACAGGCCGTCGGACGCCGCCATAGCGCCGACGCGGTCTTCTTTCATCTTGTCCGCAATCTCGAGCAAAGGCAGCGCCTGCTGGCCGACAAACGGCGTGGAGATTGGGCGCACCATACCGGGTTGTCGGACACGCACCAGGGCCCCGATTTCGTTGCTCAGGGCGTCATCGATGTTGACCTGCCCCTCGACCACTTCGGTGCGGGGCACAAGGGCCTCCGCCAGGCTGTCCAACACGCCGCGCCAGATCTCCGTCTTCATCCGCTGGATGTCGGCCACCTTACCGGCCCAACTGTCGCCGATGACGGTGTGGGGCTCTGGGTCCGGCGTCCACACGACCATGTTGATCTCGTCGGCGGTCTCCCACCGAACGACGTTGTGGGCGTCTCCAAGCGCGCACACCTTGACCAGCTGCTGCTTGTCGTCGATAGACCAAGGCATCCAACCCTCGACATAGAGCACGTCTTTGGACCCGGGGTCCTGGCGCGTAGGCCCGGCCTCTTGCCCGGCCGGATTTCGTGCCGACTCGACCTCGCTGGTGCGCAGCTCTTCGTCGCTCGAGGCGTACTGCTCGACCAGGTCACGGGGGTAGCCCATGGCCACCACCTCATCGACCGTCATGTTGCGGCGGCGGCCGACAAAACGGTCGCCTTTTGCCGTGCGGGCCCGGCGGGATACGATCAGCTCCTCCGACGGCACCAGGTCGACGACAAACCGTTTGACCTTGCGCTCATGGCGCAGCGTGGCGGTGTATACGTTGGTCGGGGGCGACATCGGGTCTACGGGCTCGATGGTCTCGGCCTCAAACTCCACAACCTCGGTGTCGGGCTCGTCAAGCAACAGGCTGAACTCTTCCTCGCTCAGACCGCTGTACTCGCGCTCAAAGCTCTTGTCTTGCTCGTCGACGTACCACGTGGCCACGGCGTAGCGGCGGATCAGCCCATCTTTGAAGGCCCCGTACACAAAGTTGTAGGCGTCGTTTTCTTTTTCAAAGATATAACGGATCGCGTCGGTGGCCTGCCTGGCGAACTCCTCGTCGCCGTCGTTGCCGGGGGTGAACTCCACGACGTGCTCGGCGCCCAAGAAGACGCGCATCATGTCGGGCATGATCGCCTGAAAAGCATCGTGAACGTCGCGGCTTACGATGTCAGAGCGGTTGTCGTCGATGTCCTCCGTCGTGACGCCTGGCAGGTCGCCCTTGTAGTAGTCCGTCATGCGGGCCTGCTCTTCGGCGAAGGTCTCCTGCGTGTAGTCGACGGCGTCGTTTATCTCCGCCGCAGCGGCGGCGGCCAGGTCTTCGGGTACGTTCCCGTATTTTTTGGACGCCTTGGCCTCTTTGGCCTGGTCGTCATCATCCATATCGTAGTCGATCATCTTGTGCCCTCAATGCGGGATCGGCCGGCGCACAAAGGCCGGCTCACTTTCCAGATTATGCCCGTCTGGCGAAATTTCGTCTTACCGGCTTTGTCCAGTTGTGTTTTGTCTGACCGCTGCCGGCCACCTGGATGCCGGACTCACCGGCGAACGTGAGCAAGAAGCTGTCGGCTAAATCGGGCGAGCTCTTGTCCCGGGTCCGCTTTTTTATTTCGTCTTTGGATTCAACCTTGATTTTTCCGTTCGAACTGAAGGCGTAACGCACCATGGCAAGCTCATCGATGAGCCGCCCGTCGGCGTTTGAGAGCGAGCAGTTCTTCTTTTCGAGCCACTCTTTGCCGCGGAACCACAGCTCCGCCCGCAGGTTCACGTACTTGTCGTTGAAGGCGGAGGACTCGCTCACGTTGACGTCACGCGCCGGCAGGCCCAGCTCCCGCAGCCGGTCGGCGACGCCGGCCCCCAGCCCGATCGAGTCGACCAGGATCTCCCCGGGCCGCATGTGCGAGGGGGTGGCGTTCCACTCCGACACGACAAAGCCAACGACCTGCATCGTGTCGAGGTTGCGTTTTACGGACTGAGGCTCCACGAGGGTGCGGCTGCGGCGCTTTGTCAGGACCGTCCTGTCTGACCCAAAGCGGGCCACGTCCAGCCCCCACACCACCGGGTCGTTCGGCGGGGCGGTGATGTCGCGGTCTCGCGCCGCGGCCAGTAGGCTCATCGGGATCACCGAGTCGTCATCGGCCAGCGGAAACTCGCCCAGTACACGGATCCGGAAGGCGTTTGAGTTCTCGCCGTAGGTGCTGGCCACCTCCTTGATAAAGTCGGCCGACACCCGGTTCGGCACGTCGTAAGCGGACACCCGTTTGGTCCACCACTCGTCACGCAAACGGTGGTGCGTGTCGTAGAACAGGCCGCTGCTTTGCGTCGGGTTGCCCAGCAAGAGCGTGACCGCGTTGTGGCCAGACATCGAGCCAACGGCCGCCTCGAAGACCGCCTCCGGCACACCAGAGGCCTCGTCAGCGATCAGCAACACGTTTTCCGCGTGCACCCCCTGCATGGCCTCGGGCTGCTCCGCCCGGCTCGTCCTGGCCGATATGAAGGCCTCCGTGGGCGCGGCCTTTAGCTCGATGCGGTCTGTCTTGATTTCGAAAAGCTCAAGGACCGGCGGCGGCAGCTTGCGCATCTGGCCCTTGAGTTCGGCGAACAGGGCGTCATACAGCTGGCTCGACGTTGGGGCCGTGATCACCACCTTGACCGTGTACCGGGTCGAGACGTACCAGATCGCCGCCCACGACGCGAAGGTGGACTTGCCAACCCCGTGGCCAGAGCGAACAGAGATGCGCCGGTTACCGTCTCGTATGGCGTTAAGGGCCTCCTCTTGCCAGGGCTCCGGCTCCTGGCCCAGCACTTCGCGAACGAAGAGCGTCGGCTCCCCGGCGTATCGGTCCAGCCAAGCCTCAAAGGGGTTCTGTTGTGTCATGGGTCTTTCCGTTTTTGACTTTAATGTCAATTATGCCTTTTCCTGATTTTTATAATTTTTTTTTCGGGGGGTAGGGGGTTAGGGTATGCGGGTGCTAGGGGGTTACGTCGAGCCGTGTCCAGGGGTACAAATACACCCCCACGACCGTTAACCCCCCGCAAGGGGGGGTCGAGCGCCGGGGCAGGGAAAGCGCCGGATGTCCACAGGTTATCCACAACCGAGCGGCCGAGCGTACGACGGGCCGACTTTCCACAACGGGCATTATGTTAAATCGACACACGCGTGCCGGATGCGCCTGGTCACGCAGTTATCCACAGGCGGGTTATAGATCGTCGAGGGTCTCGATCTTAGGACTCACTGGCTCCGCGTCTAGGACAGTCGCAGAGGCCGCAGATCGGGCCTTCAGGGCCTCGAAGTGCAGGCCGTTGAGGTTGATGCTTACCTCGGCCTTTTGCTGGCCGTAGGCGGCTTTATTCCAGCGCTCCGCGACCCACTGCCTGGCCTGTATGCGTAGGCGCGCGTGGTTCGTTTCTTCGGGGTCCGCGGTGTCGGCGATGTCGAGGGTCTCGGCCACCAGGTTGTCCGCGGCTCTCGCACGCGCGGCCGCAACCAGCGCCGCCTTGTCGGGAGCGTCGATCCACTTGTTGAAGGCTGCCTTACTGATCCCCGTCTCCCGGTGCACATGAGTAAACGCCTTCCCGCGCTCCAGCAGGTCCAATATCCGCTCCTCCAGGTCCGGCTCACTGGCCAGCCTGATCAAGTCTTCCCGTTGCTTCTGCCTCCCGGCCATACCCTCTCCCTTGTCCTAACACCCGATCGCCCGATTGTACGCAAGCCCCCGCCCCCTCCCGCTCTTTTGGCCACGCACTCCAAACCCCCGACACCCGGTCTCTGACACATTGGTGACACTTCCTGACACTTCCCGACACATTGGTGACACTTCCTGACACATAGCAAAACCGCATAACTCTTTGATTTCATTTATCTTTTTCCAAAATCTGACACTTCTGACACTTTATTACTCTACCCTCTAAACGCGTCACGAAGCGACGGTATTAATTAATTAATCGAATGAACGAGTTGGTCGTTTAATAAATATATAAGGTGGCTTCATACGTAACAATAGGAGGCGGAAAACGCACCCAAATGTGTCAATGTGTCAGATTTGGCCCTGTTTTC